CATGGTATACGCATATTAAATCAGTTAAAGATAATAACCCTAAGAGTTAGGAGAAAATTAAATGGGATTAGAAACAGGAACATATATATCGGACTTAAATAGCTCAAACCCAGTAGCTGGTGACCCAGTTAATGAAGGTGATGACCATATAAGATTGATAAAATCAACAGTAAAAGCAACCTTCCCTAGTGTTAGTGGAGCAGTTTCTTCTACACACACAGAATTAAATTTACTAGATGGTGTTACAGCTAATACAACAGAATTAAACTATGTAGATGTTACTACGTTGGGTACAGCACAAGCATCTAAAGCAGTAACTACAGATGCAAGTAACGATTCTACTGGTATGAGAAATTTAACTATATCAGGAACATTAACTATAGGCTCTAACACAGCCACAACTTTACAAGCTGTATATCCTGTAGGCTCTATTTATATAAATGCAGCAGTTACAACTAATCCTGGAACTTTATTAGGTTTTGGAACATGGGTGGCTTTTGGAGCTGGTCGAGTTATTGTGGGTTATAATGCAAGTGATAGTGATTTTGATGCACTTCAAGAAACTGGTGGTGCTAAAACGCATACACTATCTGTGTCTGAAATACCATCACACACTCACACGTCTGCATTAAGAGGTAACGGTGAAGATGAATTACAAAATATACCATCAGCATCTGATAATACAGACCCATCATTAACAATGACCACAGCAGCAACTGGTGGGGGTGGTTCGCATAATAACGTACAACCATACATCGTTGCATATATGTGGAGAAGAACTGCGTAATGCCTATATTTCAATCAAACACTCCTAAAGGAATGGTTAAAGATTCAAACCCTACAACCTTACCTCCTGAGTTTTTTTCTCATACAGAAAATGCAAGATTTGAAGACGGTGCAGCTAAAAAAATACAAGGACATGACAATCCTTTTCCAGTAGCTAATCCTACAGTAGCACCTTATCAAGTATTGAACTGGGCTACAGGTCAAAACAATTATTGGTTTTATGCAGGAACTGCAAAAATTTACAGGACAGACGGTTCAACGCACACCGACTATACAAGAACATCAGGGGGAGATTACTCTACAAGTTTAACAGGACAAGGCAACTGGGATGTTTCAATTTTTAATGGATTGCCTATTCTTAATAACGGAGTAGATGACCCTCAATGTTTAGCTAACACTGGCGTAAGCAATTTTAGCGACTTAACTAATTGGGCAGCTAATACAGTATGTAAAGCAATAAGACCTTACGGAAATTATTTGGTGGCTTTAAATTTAACAGAGTCATCGGTAAACTATCCTAATAAAGTTAGGTGGGGAGATGCAGCAGAAAACAATGCACTGCCCAGCACATGGACAGCAGGAGCTACCAATGATGCAGGGTCTACCACGATTGGTGATAATGGAGATTTTATTGTAGATGGGTTTGCTCTTAAACAATCCTTCGTTATATATAAAGAAAAAACCACATGGATAATGAATTACATTGGAGGAAATTTAGTTTTTAGTTTCCAAAAATTATTTGATGATACAGGCATTTTATCTAAAAACTGTGCTTGTGAATTTAACGGAAGGCATTTTGTTGTAACCAATGGAGATATTATCGTACACGATGGTGTGTCTAAAAAATCTATAGCCAGTGATGTTATCAAAAGAACATTGTTTGATGACATAGATAGCACAAATTATGCTAATACTTTTGTAGCTCACAACATACAGAAAGGAGAAATATGGATTTCTTACCCAAGAGTTGGCTCAACTTATTGCAACAAAGCATTGATTTACAACTATAATACTTCTGCGTTTAGCTTTAGAGATTTACCAGGAATACTTGGAATAGGTCTTGGAGTGGTTAGTCCAACTACTGATGGCAGCACCAGCATTTTATGGTCAGGTCAATCACAAAGTTGGGTGGCTTACAGCACTACTGAGTCGTGGGGAGAAAGAGCTTACAACCCTACAGAAACCAGCATGTTAATGGCAGGTACTAACGATACTAGATTGTATAGAGCAGACCAAGGATTTGATTTTGCAGGTAGTAATTTTACTATGATGTTAGAAAGAAAAGGTTTGGTTCTTGACAACAACCCAAACACGGTAGTTCAAGTTAGAAAAGTTACGCCAAGATTTGCAGGAACAGGAAGTGCAGAAATATTTATAGGTAGCTCAATGACTCCTAACGGAACTTACACATATAAAACTCAACAAAGCATTAACCCAAACTCACAAAACAAAGTAGATGCTAGAGCCACAGGTAAATACATAGCTATTAAGTTTCAAAACACAACAGCCACAACCTTTGAACTAAACGGATATGATATAGAATATGAAATATTAGGAGGTAGATAATGTCTGAAGCACCTAAGTATGTACCTAATCCAGTGCCTAGCAATCCTGAAGATTTGCCACAGTACATTTTTCAAGAACTAACAAAATTACAAGGAGCATTACAAGAAAACCCTACCACATTTATTGAGGTTAAAAACGTAGCTCCAAGCAGAATTAAACAAGGAGACATTGTATATGGCGATGGCTCAAACTTTAACCCAGGCAGTGGAGAAGGCGTGTACTTTAGAAACGCTGCTGGTAGTTGGGTGAAACTCGGATGATATATATATCAGGAATTTTACCTGAACTGTTAACTCATGTATGGGATGACTGTGAACCCTATATAGCAATGGGTAATTCAAGAGGGAAAGAAGAACAGAACACACACGACATTTATCACAAGATTGAAAATGAAGAAATGCAATTATGGATTCTAAGCAACGATGACAAAGAGATAATCTCAGTATTAACTACAGAGATAATTCAATACCCAAGAAGAACTACCTGTCGTATAGTTACGTTAGGTGGTAAAGACTTAGACAAATGGGTTGAGGATTGGTTAAATACTTTGGAAGCGTGGGCATTAGAAAGTGGGTGCGAAGCCATAGAGACATGTTGTCGCAAAGGTTTTGCAAAAAAATTAGAGAAATTTGGATATGAAAATACATACACAGTTCTTGGAAAAGAACTATCAGTTAAACATTAGAGGTAAATATTATGGGTAAATCAAGTGGAGGTGGTTCGCAAACCACACAAATGTTGCCTTCGCCACAACAAGCTCCTTATTTAAGCGACATATATCAACAAGCTCAGGCTAGATATAATCAAGGACCACAACAATTTTTTCCTGGTCAAACTTATGCAGGGCTAACCGAGGATATGGAGGTTGCTGAACAACAACTTAGAGCCAATCTTGTTCCACAACAAGTAATGGCTGACAATATAGCAGCAGCTCAAAACTACGGCTTAATGTCCCCACAAAATCTAGCCAGTAACCCATACTTAGCAGGAGCTGCTCAAGCAGCATTGCGTCCAGTTTATTCTCAAGCACAAGGTTTATTGCAACAAGCAAGAAGAGATGCAACAGGTGCAGGACAACTGGGTGGAACACGACAAGCTATTTTAGAACAAGGCGTGATAGGAGATTACTTACAAAAGGCAGGTGATATAACCTCAACCATGTATAGTGATGCTTATAAAGATGCACAAGCTAATCAGTTAAAAGCCTTAGCATTAGCACCACAATCACAACAAGCTATTACAGCACCAGCTATGCAGTTGGGTGCGTTAGGTACGGCTGAGCAACAAAGACAACAACAAGCGATTGATGAAGCAAGAGCAAGATTTGAATTTGCACAACAAGCTCCTGACGAAGCACTAACAAGATACTCTAACATTGCAGGAAGTAACATACTGCCAGGTGGTAGCACTACTACGGCTGAAGGTGGTAGTCCTAGCTTTGGACAAAGAGCAATCGGTGGAGGGTTAATGGGACTAGGCACTTATGGTGCATTAACTTCCGATGCAATAGGTATGGCTAGTGGTATGGGATTAGGAGCAGCAGGACCAATAGCTTTAGGCGTTGGACTATTAAGTTTATTTGATTAGGAGATATTATGAGTTACAATTTATTTGGATGGCAGTTATTTAAGACAGAAGAAGAAAAGAAAAAAGAATATGAAGATAACATTGCTACAAACATAGCAGCAATGGAAGTAGAAAACCGTGCTAACAAAGGCACTGCATATTCAAATGACCCAAGGTTTCAAAGACTATCAGGACCACCAGCAATAGACCCTATACGAGGAAAAAAATATGGTCCTAACACAATGGTTTATGAAAATAATGGGCAATACTTTATAGCAGACGGAAGCGTAGATAAATTAACTGGCAAACCATTTAAAGAAATAAATTATCAAGAACAAAGCAAAGAATTAAAAGACAAAATAGATATTGATTTAGCAGAAAACAATAATCGTATTCGTTATAAAAATCAAGCAGGACACGCAGATGCTCCTAGTTTAATGAGCATGGGTTATATTGAAAGAGAACCAACCACAGCAATAGAAATTGCAGGGCAACCTTTTTCACCTGCACAACAAGAAAGTCTAAGAGTGTCTGAATTAACAGACTCTGCTGGAAATATTAGTTTATCAGCTTTACAAAGGGGAGTAGGTTTTAACGCAGCATCACAACCACAAACAACAGAAGCCCTAAACACAGCAACAGGTGGTGGTATGGACTATATGAATTTATTAAAAATATTAGCGATGGTGCAAGGTGGTGGCTCAAAAACTTCAACACCAAAAATTACACCAGGGATTACCCCAGCAGTAGCAGGAACTAAAATACAAGATGAAGATTTATACGCTAGATACAGGAGATAAGAATGGCTGAAGAAGATAAACTAAAAGAATTTGCTGAAGGATTAGGTGGTATATTAGCCCCATCATCGCAGGTCAATGACCCTGCAAAAATGTTGGCTGCTATTCAAAACGCTGCCTTACTTAGAGCAGGGATTGGTTTACTTGGCAGGACTCGAATGGGAGAAAACGAATACGATAAAGCCAGTAGAGTTTTAAAAGATGTATCAACTGACGCAGCAACTCAAGTTAAAGCATTAGCAACAACAGGAACTACAGCAGCAGCAAAACAAGCTAAAGTAAGTACAGAATTTGGTAAAGCACAAACAGCATACAGTAAATTATTTTATGTTCCTGATGAATATACAGGTGCATTAAAACAATTAAGACAAGACTTTATGGAGGAAGGAATTAGTCCTCCAACACAAGAATTTTTTAAAAACAATTTGTTTACTCAAGATTATTTTTTAGGGAACACTGGTCAAGGAGATAATTACATAGAGTTTCATAAAGGACAAGTTAAACGAGCTAAAACAGCAGGAGAAGAAGCACCTACTTGGGATGAAACTTTTAACACTTACAGTATACTTCGCAATACATAATGGCAGTAACACAAGAAGACAAAGAATTATTTAATATAATAAACGACACTGTGACGCCAGGCAAAGCAGTTATAAATCCTAGCGATGAGCAGTTGTACGATAGAATCAACGCAGGTTCTAACTATGAAGCTGTAATAAATAACCAAATAGGTATTGATTCAACAAATGTCCCAGGCATTGAAAATGAAAAAGAAGCATTAGCTTATGCAGGAACAATGGGGATGCTTGACACATATAGAGGTGTCAAACAAGCCTTTGGTTTTGATGAAGAGCAAATGCGTATAGACCAAAAAAAACTCAACGCTATATTCAGAAATAAAGAATATGGTGGTAAAGCGTTTACTGTTTATATGGGTGGCGTTATTGCTGACCCTGCTGGTTGGGTTATTCCATTAGCTAAAGCAAAGTCTGTTGCATCTTTGGTCAAACAAGGCGTTGCGTATGGCACAGGGTTAGGTGCAGCATCGTATGTAGATGAAGATAGTGGCTTTTCAAGATTAGAACAAGCTGGATTAGGTGCTGTTGGTGGTGGTGTTATTACAGGTGGACTAGGAATAGCAGCTAGAAAATGGGCAGGGTTTGACACACCTCCTGTAACAAGACAACAAGAGTTACAAGAGTTGCCAAGCAAAAATTTACAGATAGAACAAACACGAACTAAAGCATTAAGAAGACAAGACGCAGAAGTTGCAAGACTAAAATCATTCGATGAAAAACTTACTGCAATAGAATCTTATAAAAGAAATGTAGCAATACCTACTTGGAATAAATGGGTACAAAATCCTATGAGACCAATAGGTATGACGGCTGGGGGTTTTACTGCATATAGCATGTTGGATTTAATACCTGAAGATAACCAAGAAACAGCAACAGATTTTATTAGAAATGTTGCGATGGTAGGTCTTGGCATAGCAGGAGGTAAATATGTAGGAAACAGATTGAACAGAATGGAATTTGTAAACACTGCAATACATAGAGTTTCACCTGAAAATAGGATGCACCCTGAAATATTAAAACTAGCTGATGAATTAGACGGAAGAGTAGGTTCATATTACAGCAGACTTTCTTCTTTAAACAAAGACGTAGAAAAACTTGATGATAATAATAAAAAGATTTTGTACAACTTAATGAGTGGTGATTTAGGCAAAGACGAACTAGTAGCTTTATCTAAAGGCGAATCAATAAACAGACAGACAAGAGTCGTTGGAGATATAAACCCTGCTACTGAAAAACCTTGGACTAAATCAGAAATATCAAAACTTACAGCAGAAGAACAACTAGCTTTTAAAAACAAAGAAATGAAAAACGAAGCTATAGAAGATTTTTTAGGAATAGGTTTGCCTAAAGAAACAAACAAGTTGTTAAAAATGAATGACGAACAAACTGATATTATGAAAGGTATTGGTGAAGATATGAGGTTAGCAGGTATTATTGATGATGCTGATTTTAAAACAAACATAAACTCTTACTTAAAAAGAAATTATGCAATATTTGAACAAACACTAGGTCCTAAAAAAGCAAATAAAATTGCATCTACATTAGACAAAATTAAAGGTAACTCTTTGTATAGTAGAGGTACTATATATAATTTAGGAAACAAAAGCACTTTTACTAAAGAAGAATTAAAAGGAATTGTTCCTGAATTAAGAGCAGAAAGAAAATACGATTACAGAATAATGCAGACTTATGGAAAAATAAGAGACGAAGCAGGTAATCTTGTTAATAGAATTGATGATGTTGCTGACC